ATTAATTCTTTTGGTGTATTCATTAAAATAAATCGATCAGTATAATCATTTGCTATACCGATCGACATGTTATTATTGTTATTCATTTTTGCCTCGTTATTCTTTGCCTAACAAATTATATACGATTCTTGTAATTTTTCTTTTTTCTTTGTATAATCCCCAGGCGTTTTCAATTAGATCAAATGATGATAAGTTCTTATTTTTTCCTCTTCTCAAAACTGACATTATCCTGCTTTTAGCCTCGAATCCAATATATATCTGTATTTTTATAACGTTTCCACCGTTCAATGCTGGTGTCATGCTCTTTATATTTGTTTCTTTTATGTAATCTTCTATAAAGTATCTGATCAATTTTGATCTGGATATAGTACCTATCCTTGTTACCTCTTCTTGTATTTCGTTTTTTGTTTTTTCGGATACACGAAACATGTAATTCATTTGCCTTTCTCCTTACTTTGTTTTTGGCTTAACCCACTCAATTAATATTTCATTTAATTCTTTATCTTCAGTGTTTTTTGTTTTCAGGGTTTTCAGATTAGTTAGTTTGTCTCTGTTTCTTATTTGTATGTCTGTAATATTATCTTTACTGATAGCAATGAATGAATGATTTCCGTCATGCCCTGAACAGTGACTCCGTGTAATTAATCCGCATCTATTCAATTCTCTAAGTAAAGGTATCATTTCACGGTCTGCAACAAAATTACCAGTACCAAAATCAACAATTTTTTGGTCTTCAGTTAATTCGTGGTAATGATTGCAATAATTGTATTTATCTGTTTCTTTTGCCTTCATTTTTTTAGCCCTCCTGTAATAAAACTAACTCTTTCAGAATTGGATATATTTCCCAATCCTGAATAAATGTACGTACAGCACAAGTAAATAGAGTTAACTTTAATATATATGACATAAAAAATAATGTCTTAAAACCATTTAATGATGCATGTTTTGCATTAGATGTTTTTGGTTCCCTATCGATAAGAATTGACTTCAATCTTTTCAGATTTACGGAAACATGCGATATAAAACAGTTTCCATTTTTCTTTCTTTGTGTTTGCTTCATGTTTACATTATAATTGCTTTTCGCCAAAAAAACCAGGAAAATAAAATAATATTTTTTATGCAAAAAATAAAAAAAAAGTTGACAAATAGAAAAAATTATACTATAATATATACATCAACAGGTTGTTGATAAAATAAAAAATCGGAGGTCGTAAATGATAACAATAACAAAGGGTAGTCAAAAACAAATCAATTGGGCGTCAAAGCTGAAGGTTGGATTTGATGAATTGTTAGAGCGCGCACTTGAAGTTAAATTCAAAGATAGCGGTATCAAAAACATCGCTAAATTTGAATCAGCAAGGGAAAACTTAAAGAAAATGGCGTCATCCATAAATGACGCTGAAACTGTTATTGAATTTAGAGATATTGTATTTAAAGGTAACGAAATTGGATTTGATTATGTGAATTTCATAATTGCTATCTGTGATAGCAATGGCATTAAAAAGGATTTCTTTAGGTTGATCGATGTAGCTAAATCACAAATGCCGTTAAGTTAAGTTAAGTTATTGATCCAGCCTATCGGCTTAACAGCCGATAGGCTGGAATGAGTAATTTAAATTAAAAAAAACGGAGGTTAACATGATTATTAATACCAAATACGAAAGGCAAAAATGGTTGAAGGTAGAAAGGTTGAAGGTAGAAAGGTTGGAAAATGGTTATGGAATCGTCGGCCAAATTACCGGAGACGTTTATTATACCGGTAGTGGATTCGACTGCAACGCATACATTAGTTTGTCCAATATGCCTAATTGGACAAACTGGTACGAATATGAAGTCGCGAAACAGAATGAAGATGAAGATGAAATGTGACAATAAAAGGAAAAAGGAGGAAACATGAAAAATAAAAAATTGAAATTGAAATTGAAACCTTTGAACAAGATGACAATTTCTAACTTAGAAGATTATGAAGACAAGGATTTAGACAAACTTTTTGGAGGAACAGGACCGATCGTTACGACTACAGTTCCAACCTACCGGATTGACGGCCGATAGGCTGGAATGAGTAATTTAAATTAAAAAAAACGGAGGTTAACATGATAAGTAACACGTGTTATGTGTATGAAGATGGTATTAATGGAGTAGTATATTTGTATGGTTGTGAATGGGAAAGCGTACCTCACGGAAGGCTCATAGAATTTGATTCCGTCGAATCTGCGAATGAATATATAGAAAAAGAAAGGCGGTATTATAACCGCCTGGACGACGAAAAATATAAAGCTGAGCAAGACCGATTGAGAGGAGAATAAGGAGAATAATATGTATTTTAAAGAAAGAAAAACAATAACAAAAAACGACTATCCTAACGGTAGTTACGAAGTTGAATGTGGTAACACGTTGCTTGTTGGATGTGATCGCATATATATTTTTCACACTGATAATGACAAGTATGGTTATTATCGAAATGAAGTTTATCCAGCATTCTACGACGGAAGAAGGGCCTGGCTGATTAAGAAAATATGGATATCGATAGCACCTTATAGTGCCGACGGTATGGAAGAATCAATACTGGATTTCAGATCTGGTATTGATCTACTATTAAAACACGAATGTTTCCACTGCCTGTTGGAAAGTTGGGAAAACAAACAGATAGAAATAGAAATCCTTAAGGAAAAAATAAAAGAGTTTGCCTCGTCCAAAGCTGACAATATGGACAAGGCAAGCAAAAAAGGAGATAGGAAGAAGGTTATATATTATCAAGGTGTAATAGATGGATCGATGCACTGCCTCGACATAATAAAAGAATTAGAAGAGGAAATATAGCAATTGAACTATTGCCTACCTGAAGGCATTAAGTCTTGACGTGTAATATATTGATAGTTAGGACTACACGTCAAGACATCAGGATGTTTTGAAATAATAGAGGTTAATATGATAAAAATAAAAGCCGGAGGCGAAGGCTGGAATGAAGCATTAAAAAAATCTTCACGCACAACAAGATGGAGGGCAAAGAAAAGAGGATATATTTGCGTAAAAGATAAAGAGATGTGTTTTTCTGAAAACGCATTGCCTATAAATATAATAAATAGAGTCACAAATATTTTAATATATAGATATTTTAGAGAGATGAAAATTTCTCTTCCATTAGAGTATGATTTTAGCGATGTAAAACAAGAAATACTTGTGAGGGCATGGGAACTGCATGGCAAGTATGATTATCTTCCTGAAAACGAGAAATTCCTATATATATATGGTATAGGAAAATATGTAATTATGACCATGACTGGTAAATATAAATACCAATCAAAAATTATAAAAAAAGCAGAATTGCTGCTTATTAAAAAATGATTAGAACGCATTCTTTTTCGTTTCACCTCCGTGACGGGTTCAGTCACCTCACCGTTGCGCCTGGCCGGGGGCGCGTGGGTTCCTATCCCCATAAAGCCGGGTGCTTCAACCCGGTACCGGTTTTTTATACAAGAAAAATTATTTTTTATGCAAAAAATAAAAAAAAAGTTGACAAATAGAAAAAATTATACTATATTAATAGTGTAACACCCTGGCCGGGAGTCAGGGGTTAACAAAAAAAACGGAGGAAATTATGATTAGATGTGGTGAAATTATTGTTAGCAGTGAAGTACAGGAAAAGGCAAAGGCAAAAGTTATTAAATTGGCAAAAGGAGGGCCGGTTGTTTTGAATACCCTCTTTGATCAACTTTCATTCATCGTAGACATGCTGGATATCAAAATCGGATTAAATTCGATTATAGACATCTATAATGAAATTGAATTGCTGGCAAGGGAAAAGTACGCTGAAACACAGAAAATTGCATACTTAGACATTATCCTTTCTGAAGTATGCCCTGATGGATATACATATGGTAGGTCAGGGAAAAATTATGGGTTTTTCCCTGATAACAATTCAATCACCAGGGAAAGTTTCAATAATCTTCCCTCTGACACGGTATTTGTGTTAGGATGGGATGATGATGATCAAATCTGCGGACAGCAATCATTTGCCTTTGATTTTCATGGTTGTCAGGAACAAAGAGGAGGCAATTGGATATGGGGTCAGACAGTAAGAAAGGAAAACTTGCTGGAAGAAACGAAAAAAATGATAAATCTTGGATTTGTTGGACAAGGTGTAATCGTAGATTACATTTTACATTAGTTAATTTATTGATTCAGCCTATTGGTTATCAGCCAGTAGGCTGCAATGAGTAAATTAAAAAAAACGGAGGTAAAAAATATGAGTAAAACAGAAACAACGGAAAACAAAATCAAATCAGGCTTTGATTTTGTTGAAAAAATCTACGAGCCGCTAAAATCGATTGGAATTATTCCGATTGTCAATTATAGCGCCGATTTAAAAAACAGTTCATTCCAAATTAATTTTGAAGTGAATCATGACTGCTTTATTTACACACCAGAGGGATTCACTGTCTGGAATGACAGGAATGATGTGACTCTCCCGTTCATTGCGGAAGAGTCACATAGAGGCGAAACAGAGTCTGGAATTAGATTTGTTCGATTTCACTGTTGTTGCGGGGCTGAAGTTTATGTTCTGCAAGATATAATCGAAAATGTCTTGAGAGTATCAATCAGGAAAGAGAAGTTAGGAAGTTGAGAAGTTGTAGTTGTTGGCCCCATGGTGGGGCCTTCAACTACTATACTTAACGGAGACAAAAATGTATTACCACGGAACGTCAAGTGCTGTTATTTCTAGATATAGCTATATGCTCCTGCCACCAACCGAAACTGGGGTAATACAGGAGTCTGGTAGAAAGAAGAACCTGAATAAGGTTTTCTTTACAACAGATATACGATCGGCGAAAATATACGCCGGACGTTCCGTTAGCAGATTTGGAGGGAAACCTGTAATATACAGGGTAATTCCCATGTCCAAAACAGAAGTGATTAATGAATTACATGGTAGCAGTGTATACTGCTGTGATTGGGGATTCATAGAGGAGGTAAAGTGAACAATCTAAAGAAATTAAAATTGATACCAAATGGATTCATTCCGCCAACGTTCAACGTTGAAGTCAAAGTTGAGTTTGACGGTATAAACGTTAATTATAACAGGAAAATTTTTGACGCCAATTACCTGGTGGCGTCAAAATTTATTATGAACGAAACGACAAATGCTTTTTTTGAACCTCGCAAGTGGGAAAGTTCCTATTTTTTAATACAGAATAGGAGTGGTGTATTGTACAGTATACTTTCCTATAAAAGATTTTCATCGCTGTATCACAAATCAAATGGATACGGATATTTTGTTGTAAAGTACATTGGGGCAAAAAATGAGTGCATTAATGAGAAGAGGAGATTGTTAAATGAGTTGTCTGACTTGCCTAATCAAGGCAGACTTTATCTACCCTAAATTGAAAAAGAAAATTAAGGAGAAAAAAAAATGAAATTAAAATTTACAAAAACCACTATAGTAGACTTCAATACTAATGCTATAGGTAGAAACGAACAGGAAAAAGTCCACGGAGGTAGGACGCTACGCGGTCTGTCTGAGTGCGAAACAAGGTGCGTAGACAGTTACTGTAGCATTGATACGACTTGTATACCTGCGACGTATACCGTCGTACCTTGTAGGTAGGAGATAAAAAAATGGGTATGAACTACGAGCAATTAAAAAAAATAAAGGATGTCCTATCTTTCACAAAATGCATAGAAATTGAAAATAAGATGGATAACATTGAATTTCTATTCCATACTTGTGATAGAGGTAAATGTTTCTGGAACATTACTATGCTGAAAGTTGATGGTAAGAATGTATTATTGCCTGATATTGCGTACGCAATGATACCTGGGACTGATATGATGATAGCCGTACATAATGAAATGTCTATAACACCAGGTAGGATCGACTATTACGAAGTGTATTGATTTATGACTGCCATCAGGAACAGGAACATTTTTTTTACCTCCGTTTAGATTTATCTTTTTCTGTTCCTGTTCCTGATGGCAGTCATAAATCAATACCGAAGCTCTCATTACGTTATGTGTAATTAATATATTCTATATGTTTATATTAGGCGGGAGATGGAAAGGATAAAGATAAAAAAGGAGGAAATTATGAATAAAATCGAATTAAGTGCATGCAAGAATAGCGTGCCCAACAATAGCATTATTTATGATTTCTTGAAAAACAAATTCCTGTATTATATGATTGATGAAGAAAGAGAGGAGATACACAAGAATTATGGCGGTAGACACTATCACACGTCAGTAAGTGCTAAGACGGTAGACGGGTACATTGAAAAGCGCAAAGCTGATACAATCATGCTTTGCGGACGCTTTAACAAGAATGGCGATGTATATATCGACGAACGCAATGACTTCGCAACACCATTTTTCCTTTTCTGTGAAGTAGCGAAGGAAAATGATTACACCGAGGTATACGACGACGACGAATTGCCTGACTTGATGTGCATGACCGTATCGTGTACTGGAACAGTAACAATGTCAGAATGCGGAGAGTGGCTGATTAATATTTTTTTTATTAATCAGGTAGAAAATTATGACGAAAATATTGATTACGATTTAACCGACGAATGTTATAAACATTACAGAATAGACCATAACCAGGAAGAAAAAACGTGCAAATATTCATATAGGTACAGCTTCAATACATGTACGCTTGAAAGTAACCAGGAAGGTGTAAGTAATTATATAATCAAAGAGAATGAAATAACGATAAAAATAAACAACTTAACTGGATATAGTACCGGGATAAATTATACAAGAGTAATAATTAATATAATGAAGTACAAGTATCCTGGTATGGTTGCATTTAAGCCGTTGAAAAGGCCTTCTGATTATGAATTTGAAATGGTTGCCAGCAAAACTGGCAGCATAATTTTTGATAAATTAAGAGTTGGAAAGCTTAATGAAGAAATGCATTTCTATAATAATAATAGACATGAGGTTAAATATATAGGAATAGATAGGTATGGATTGGTAACGAATCTTTTTGATAATCTATATTCTGTCGATATAATTAATTATGCCTTAACGAAAGGATGGCATGTTGAAAATCATGTGGACGGATTCGTGATGGCATGGAAAAAGTTAAGTAACATGACGGTTGTTATTGCCGAACGAGAAAGGAGGGAAAAATATACCATCCATGAAGAGTACAAGACGTATTTTGAAGTAACTAATTTTGTTAGTTATGAAGATATGTATCCTACATTTAATTTTTTTACTAATAAATCCTATTATGTTAAGCAAATAAAGTCAGGGTGCGATAGTAAAGAAAGAAGGGATTTTTCCCATTCCGTTAGGTGGTACAAAAATAATGAAAAAAAAATAATTGATGTTATGAAGATTTTAGTGAATAATCCAAAAAAGCTATATGTAGTTGACAGTATTAATGCAGGCAACTGCAAATTTGGAACGATGGAATTCATAAATAAATTTTCCCTGTTGAGATTCACGGAGAAAATAGAAAAGAGATATACAGAAGAATATACTGAAGAACTTGGAAGGATAGCATGTATATCGTATCACGTGCTGTCAAAAATTCCTGAATTGATTAAAATGATGAATGAATACGACTTCAAAAAACTATTAAGATGATCGTGCAAATGATTAGGTAGGAAAATGAAAAAAATAATAAACATACTGAAAATGTTATTTGTGAGCGAATCGCAAGTAGTTAATATCGCAGTGTTGATATTAGCATGGACATTTGCAACATTATTAATATTTATATTTTTTGGAATATTTCTTTAGGAGGAAAAAAAATGAAAACATTTCGATCTAGATTAATCGAATTGCGGGCCTGTCGGTCAGCAATTCGATGGTTGGACGAAGAAGGAATAAGCACAATAGAAGAGGCGTGGGACAAGTGTTCTCGTGGGGACTGGCTCTTATGGCTGGCAGCAAGAGTCGGTTGTAATGAAGACCGACATAAAAAAATAGTAAAAATAGCTACAGAAATTGCCAGACAGGTTTTGAAATATATACCAGCAGAAGAGGAAAGACCAAGAATAGCAATTGAAAAGACAGAAAGGTGGCTAGATGGAAAAGAAAAAATAGAAAATGTTATAACTGCTTCCGATGCCGCTTATGCGGCAGCTACCGCTCATGCTCATGCTGCTGATGCGGCAGCTGCAGCTGCAGCTTCTGTCTATGCTTCTTCTTCTGCTTCTGATGCTGCTTATGCCGCTGCTTATGCTGATGCAGCTGCTTATGCGGCTGCTGCCGCAGCTTCTGATGCCGTTTATGCTTCTTATCATGCAGCAGCTGCTTCTTCTGATGCCGTTTATGCTTCTTATCATGCAGCAGCTGCTGCTGCTTATGCTTCTGATGCCGCTGCCGCTCGTGCTCATGCGGCTGCTGATGCGGCTGATGCTGCTGATGCAGAAATTGTAAGAAGTAACTTAAGCTGTCCAAAGTTAGAATTAGAAGGAGAAGGAGAAGGAGGAAAAAAATGAAAACATTTCGATCTAGATTAATCGAATTGCATGCTTGTAGTTCTTCAATTCGATGGCTGGACGAAGAAGGAATATGCTCCATAGAAGAAGCATGGAGCAAGTGTCCTCGTGGGGACTGGCTCTTATGGCTGGCAGCAAGGATCGGTCTTGATGAAGATCGGCACAAAACAATAGTAAAAATAGCTACAGAAATTGCCAGACAGGTTTTGAAATATATACCAGCAGAAGAGGAAAGACCGCGAAAGGCAATTGAAGCGGCGGAAAAGTGGCTAGATGGAAAAGAAAAAGAAAAGGAAAACGTTATAAATGCTGCAGCAGCTGCTTATTCGGCTTCTGCTTATGCTGCTCATGCAGCGGCTTCTGCCGCTGCTAATGCAGCAGCTTATGCGGCCTATGCAGCAGCTTACGCCGCTGAAATTGATGCAGCTAATTATGCCTCTGCCGCTGCCACATCTGCCGCTGCCGCATCAACCGCTTATACTTACGCCGCTGAAATTGATGCAGCTAATTATGCCTCTGCCGCTGCCACATCTGCCGCTGCCGCATCAACCGCTGCCGCTGTTCATGCTGAAATTGTAAGAAACAATTTAAGCTGTCCAAAGTTAGAATTAGAAGGAGAAGGAGAAGGAGGAAAAAATGTACGACGAAGACAGTGAACTAATAATAGTCCAAGTGAAGTTCCAAAATAAAGAAGACATTGAACTACTTGATTGGGTTCTTGAATACGGGAAAGGTGATTCTTATCCTTTCCACAATGCTAGGAGTAAGAAAATATTGTTTTGCCTGAATCGATTGAGGGATATTATAGATGGGAAAATTAATATCGTGGAAGGAAAAACTGTAATTAATCCTTGACACCTTGACATATTGATATTGATGTGATATAATAATAATATAAAAAATTAAAATAAAAGGAGAAAATTATGAATATGAACAAAAACGTAAACGTAAACAAAAAAAAACCTGTTACCGTTACCGGAAAAGATGAGCCGGTAACGGTAAGACCAGCAGAAAATGGAGGTGGTAGGTCGATTCCACCTGAACCAAAAGACCAGGAAGGAAAATCCGAAAATAAAGTAAGAAAAGAAGAAAATTTCAAACGAATTATGAACCGCAATCTACAGGATGTATCAGCTATGATCGGAAAAATTACCGACTACGATGAGGATTTCTTTGAAGCCATCAAAGAAAAATTTGATGATATCAAGGAAGTCTTTAATAATCCACCCGTACAGTCGGATAGAAAATTCAAGCTTATCAAAAAGCTTGAACAGATTGAAAATATGGCGAACACACTAACATACTCCTGGAACCCGGAAAAAATGCAGGCTGCGATTAATTCGATCGCATCCATCCTGGAAGAAAAGAAGAGAATGTTGTTAGAAAAGCCGAAACCAGCTATGGGAAATAATTTCGATCTATAATTTATTCCGTAATTACGAATGTACCAGGTAGATTTTAAGCCGCCGGTTAATTGTTAAATTAAATCAATTAACCGGCGGCTTTTTTTTATTTAATTAATTCAATAATTTTTTCCATAATTTCTTTATTGCCATCAGAAATATTTTTTCTGATACACTGCAAGTCTTCAGAAATTTTTTCAAAATTACATTCTATATTACTTATTTCCTTAGACATATTTTCTATCATTATTCTATGTCCGCCGGTATCATTTTTCAATGTTTCTATATCAAGTTTTATTTTTTCTAAGTCTTTTTTATTTACCCTTACTGTTATTATAGAATCAGTTATTTTGCTTATCGTAAAAAATATAGTACCTGCTGTAATGATTATTCCAGAGATAGCAACTATTATCTCACTTACATTAATATTCATGGTAGCAACCTAAATTAATTACTCATTCAAACCGTACCAGTCGAATGGTTTTGTCTTAACTGTAATTGTGTCAGTTTTTCCGACGTTTGGAGCTGCACCAAAAATATTACTTGCACTAACATAAGTCTCTCCAAGGTAACCATCAAGATAATAGGTTGAATTTCCGCGCCCCATAAAATATATATTTCCCAATATGCTCTCTGTCTGCGCGTTAAAACAATAACCAATCTGCACTCCATCAACATACGTTCCAAGCGTGCTACCAACCTTGACAAAAACGACTTGATGTATATCAGTATTTATTATTGCATTCGCATTAGTAACGCAAGCAAAATTTGTACCACCACTCATGTAGAATTGAGAAATTATCGCCTTATCTGACGCTCTAAAATAAATTAGAAATTCATCAGCAGCTAAAACCTGAAGTATATCGCAGAATACATTAATCCCTGAAGTGGGAACTGTAGAAAATTTAACCTCCATGAAAATTGTGTAATCTGTATATTGCAATATATCCCACTTTGCTGACTGTATCTTAGCGCTATCCGCAATTGGAGGTGAAGCCAACTCCGTAATATATATCATTTTTGATGTCCCGTTTCCCTGGATCATGCATCCAGCAAGAGACCCTGCTACAGTTACGCTATAAGTAGCATTAATCACTTTCGTAATTACGCTATCGCTATTTGCTGCGTCATTATAGAATTCATTACTTCCGTTAATCCAGGAATGAATTAATAGTTTGCAGTCATTATCGAGATTTTTGTAATTTTCAACATCAATTAGATCAACAGATATATCATTTCCATTTGAGTAATTAACATTTTCTACTATGTAATATCTGTAACTATCAGGAGTTTTCAAATCTGGATGCTTTAACGTTATATAGTTACCTGGATTCAGTATTCCAGCATTCATGACTGTCGTGTTAATGTATACTTTAGTTTGCGGTTTCGAATGGTTTATTAGGTAGTGTTTTGTTGCAACTCTTGCCTGAACGGTATCATTAAGAAAGGGCATTTCTATAGTGTTATTTTTATATCCATACACTTCGCGAGATGCAACATTTTCATAGAACTTGAAATTCCTCGTTTCGAAAAAGTCTCCATTTCCGTCAGGCGCATATAATGTTGTAACGTCATTTTCTACATAATTGGTGTCCGTTTCGTAATTAGCATTAATTACAGTAGATTCGTTAAGAGAAACTATTCCTGATCCTTCTATTGCACTGTAGTCAATCCATACAAATCTTAATATATTTTCGTTTATGTAATAAGAAGTTCCTGTTGTTTTATAGAAATCCTCGAAAATCTTTATTCCTGTTAATTGGTAGTTGTATATCCATGACAGGTAAGTATCTTGCGGTGGAGGGCTTGCTGGTGGATCAGTTTGTTTGTCTACCCAATATAATCTTTTTTGAAAAAAAGTCTTCAAATTATTCAAATTTGTTGTATCATAAGTTAATCCTGGGAAAGACTGAATTAGTCTTTTGATCATCTCGGCCATATTGTTATCCGTTACATTATATCGAAATGTTAACGGATTATTAGTTGCTGAAGCATAGGTTATGTATCCTCTTTTGTATTCGACTCCTTCGATAGTTACTGTATCGTTCGTAAATGAGCATGAAGCAGTAACATCAGTCGTATCATCGTAAACCTGGTAAGGTAATCCAATGTATGTGTCTGCTGCCGATCCAATTGTAGGAAGCTTTCCATATATGAATTTTTTTGTTGTGCTGTCAATCTCCCAGGCTGTGCCTACTCCGTAATCACCGTTGCTATTACCTTTACCTCCATAAGAATTTATCACTTTTCCGTCAGATTCGTCTTGTGCATTAGGAAATTCATCTTTGTTGATCGTGTATAAGAAATTTCCATATATAGTTGATTGCAATGTATTACACTTAATATAACTAATACCGTCCTTAAGTCCAAAACTGGAAACATTGGCGTCAGTTATAGTGGTTGCAGTAGATCCGTCATAATTTAATATTTCTATATTAGAATCAATAATATCATCATCATTTCTTGATCGCAAGTCAAATACGCTATCAAGAAAATTAACACTGAAATCATTTGGGTTGAAGTCTCCAAAAATTGAATAAGACATATTAATTCCATCTATACCGGTAACAACTGAACCAACATACTGCGCGCCTCCATACCGTAGCGTATTACCTAACGTATAGTATTCTATGCCAGAAGCGAAATTGCAAACAATTAATAATTGTAATACTGTAATTGTCATAATATATCTCCTTTTATTTTTTAATTTTAAATTTAAATATTAAATTTTTTCGATAACATCTATGTCTAACGCCTTAAAATCATCACTTATTGTATTCAAATTTCGCTGCACATCCGATGGCTGCATTTGCACTAAATACAATTCGCCTAATCCGTCAGGGGCAAAAATAACATGGTCGTTAAGTGCAACATGCCTTGTTAATATTAATGCTTGTGCAGAAGTTATATACTTAAATTCAAAGCTTCCCTCCCTTCTTGAATAATAATTCTTAATAGAAGTACTGCCATAATCACCACTAATTATACTGTTCTGCGTTTTCCAACCCCACCTAAAATTTTTGATCCAATTCGCCGGGAACGTGTAATCATAACGGTATATACCAATGAATCCAATTTCATAATAGCTTTCGGTGCTGTCCATTTTTATTCTTACGTATCTATAACTTCCGTCTATAACAGCATAGGCGGATCTATAGAAGTAATCTTCTACAGAAAGGTCTGAATCTAACCTGGATCGAGCTTCATATATAGATGTAACTGGAAAATCGTCATGTGTTGAAAAGTTATTATTGCTACATTGTATCTCGAAAGTAGTGTAAGTAGAAAGGTTATGATTTCCTATGTATATTACTTCTATATTTCTTGATGTACTTGCAATTAAGGTGACATATTGAGTACCGTTAGTTGTTGATCTCCAAACATTAAACGGGAATGGTTGCAGAACGTTTTCAACTTCCGCTCCCGTTTCCTCCGTAGTAGCGGTCGGAGTGAATTTGAAATTAATACTATTGTACCATATTCTACCGTTAGCCATTTTTTATTCCTTATTAACTATTCATTATTCATTATTCATTTTTTTCTAAGCTCTTTTTTGAGCTTGTTTCCTTACTTCTGTCATTGCCCCGGCTGTATTGTTTCTTGCTATTCTCTTAACACGCATTGCTAAGTCATAATCGCTATCGCCGGTTGCACTATTAACGCTTATACTAATATCATTGTAATTAGTTTCGTTGTAATTCTGCCTATCAAAACCATAACTTTCAGTACCAGTACCAGTATTATTTCTGTTTCTCCTCATGTCTGCATACTCTTCCCTGGAATACACTCTTACCGCTTCCCCCCTGGTTGCAAGAAAGTTTACTGGTGTCCTATCGATACCGCCTGACATCCCCCCAACCTCGAAAAATCCACCAGTCGCATATTTCGGCTTGTTTTCATTCATTTTTGTCAATATTTTCCATAATTCTGTGTTTTCTGCCTGCAATGTCTTAACTTCTACATATGTAAGTCCTGTACCCTTGTATCCTCCGAGTCCTGTTGTTGTTAATTTTTCTCTATTTGCGTTAATTTGATTTTTTACCTTATTGTAATTTTCCTGCCATGCGTCCAATGAGCCTGAACCACCTATTGTAATAGTCCCCAATTTCACTATATCGCTTTTATATTTTTCTATATCTATATTGGGAGTAACTGTTATGTCTGGAATAGCTATACCTAACAACGCATCATTAATGACTCCAACCTCAGTGACAACACTATCTACCATTTTTCCTACTGCATAAGGAATTTCTCCACCAAACAGCTCGACTATTTTTTCTAATAGAGCAACCATTTTGTCTTCCGCCGGGATCATTTGTTCCATATTGATCCCATGCGCCTGCGCCTGAGCTATTAATTTCTTCGTGTTTTCGTCTAATTCGTATCCGTATTGCTGTGAATACCATAGCAATTGTCCTAATTGCGGGGCAATTGCCTGTAATGCCTGTATATTGTCTTCCGCATTAATTGCACCGCTAGTAAGCTGATCAAATATTTTTTGTGTATCAAATTCAAATTGCTTGAAAATCTTATTAGTCATATGCCCTACGTTTCCAAGAGACTTCATCATTTGTGTCATGCCGTCAAGTCGATTAATAACCTCTTTGTTTTGTGAAAGAAAGTCCCTGAAGTCAAGCAGCTCTTTCAATTCCGTTCCGGGTTCCGCTCCTGTCTGATGCGTCATTTTTACGATCATGTCAAGCTGGTCGCCCATTTGCATTATTGCCTGGTTGAATGTAGCGCCTTCGGCAATAAGCGAACTGAAAAAAGACATCGTATATGCTTCTATGCTTCCGTAATTCTGCTTTATGTCTTTTACTGCTTTATTTAATTCTTCTTTTTGGAATTTTAATGATTCGAGTAAATCTTCCCTTTCTTTACCTTTTGCAGTTTTTAATTTTTCCTCTATTTCTGCAATTGCATCCCTGAAAACAGACGGATCAGCAAAGCTCTCAAGATACTTGTCTAATCCATCCTTTATTCCAAATGATAGCTGCTCCGATATATATTTTGTTACAGCAGGTATCTCTTCACCCATGCTGCGCGATTTTTTTATGAATTCTAATATGTATTTTGATCCTTCAATTCCTAATTCTTTTGCAGCACTTATAATATTATTGAATGCGCTGCCTACCGTATCCTGGAACTCTTTTGCTGTTATTGCGCCTTTGACGAAAGCGTCAATAATTACTCCTAATTGTGATGTATATATACCTATATTATTAGCAGTAATATTTTGTCCGCCGATATTTCCAGGTACAGCGAGAGCCTCTTCTCTTAATGCCTGTAATTCTGTTAATTTATCTATCTGCGAATTAATTTCTTCTAATTGTTTTTTGTATAAGTCTAACAATTCTTTATCAGTATCATTTATTCTTTTTTTCTTACTTAATATTTCTATTTGTTCGGTTAATTTTTCGGATTGGCCTGTAAGATCGTCAATCGTATCCTTCATGTTAGTAATAGACTTTCCCCATATATCTTTATCAACATTTTCTATTTCCTTACCTACGTTAATTATTTCTCTTATTGCTTCCCTGATAGCCGGAGTGAAAACATAAGCGAATTCATCGTACATGCTGTTACCTGAAATTGCGTCATGAACCCTGTCGTCTGTTTTTTCAACTTCATCTCCAAGAGACTCCACGGCATTAATACTGTCATTAATTGTTGTATTAAGGGAATTGAAGCTACTCCGTGCGTTATCGATCCCGGTTGTAGTCCTGTAAGAAAAATTTTCCATTGCGTCCGGTATATCTACACCGAGACCGCGCGCTACGAGGTGCAATGCCTCTACAACGCGATCAAACCCCTGCCCTAATATTTCAGTTGTCGACTTCCCTTTCTCCTTTAGCAATTCCTGCTCTTTCCCGGACTGAATTATTGTTTTAAGATTTTCGTCTATCGTGTATCCGTATTCACGTTCAAGGTAGTCAAGTTGCGTTAACATATCACCCAGTTGATCGTATATCTCTACATTAGAAAATCCAGCATTCTGCAATTCTGCGTAGGCTTTCATTGCGACTTGCTCGAATTGCGAAAACTGGTCTTGAGTTAACCGTTGTGCGGCGGAAAGATTAATAATAGAGTTAGTCGCAGCTTCTATTCCAGCAATAAGGTTAGAATTATCTGCAACCTTTTCCTGGTAAGCAATCATGTCCTCAAACACATCAATGCTGAGATCCCCAAAAACCCGTTGCGCTGCCTGGACATCAAAAATCTGTTTTTTCAGGTTTTCTATTTCGTTTGCCGTTTCCCGAAACTCATCTGACCCTATATCAAGACCTTTCAGGCTTTCCGTTAACTCGTTAATTTTTTCCTGTATATCGGTAATATCGATAGCCTGTATATCCTTAATCTTCTTGTAAGACTCAAGACCGGCTTTCATTTTTTCTGCAACGTAATCGGCAATCCCCTGAACATCAAGACCAAATTCATCGGCCAGATTAATTAAACCCATCATATAATCGCTTGCTTCGATCCCCAGGGAGGCGGCGGTTTCGGCGATCGCCTCGAATGCCGTCCCGAAGTTTTTCGCCGTCTCTTTAGCGGTAGCGCTTCCCTGCTCGTAAGTAGAAACGATCTCCCGGACCTTACGGATATAATTATCGAAAGTATCGATAGTAATATCGCTATCCCGGATCATATCCGCAAGAAGCGCATTGAAAGCCCGGCCAGCCGTATCGGCCCCCTTTAGCTGCTTTGCTAATTTTTCAACCCTTTCCCCCCAGCCGGACGTATTCATTTGTATTCCTTCCAGACGACGCCTGGCCGCTTCCAGTTCCCCTGAAGGGCCTGAAATAAGCTTAATAAAACCCTTGAATAGGCTAATTCCAACCGACAGGGCGCCTGAAAAAACACCGATGTAACCGGTTGCCTTCTGCAGGAAGCCGGTGAAACCTCCCCCAGCACCCTTAATTGCATTAAGACCGCCTCCAACCGAGCTTAACCCGGAAGCAACCCCACCTACTATATCCTCAAAACCACCGAGATTAATGCCGAAATTCTTGATAGCTGCAATTGCATTGCCAATAAGATTGGAAAGTTGATTGAATGTTTCTCCCAGGGAATCAACTTTTTTTTCTGTTTCTTCAACCTCATTACCAGCTTTTCCAATTTCTTTCGCCATCTTTATAGTTTTTTTCGTCATATCGCTAAGCATTTTTGTAACGCCGGGCATTTCATACTTGAATTTCCCCGTAGCATAATCGAATGTCTTCATTGCCTCCGTTGTCAATCGAATTGCTTCCGCATAATTATCTATAGCAGGAACAGAAATCTTAATCTGGTTAAGTACTTCCGCAAGCTGTTCTTTCTCTTCAGGCAGAGCAGTTTTGTATAATTTCTCTAATGTTTCCCTCCACTTCTTAGATATTTCATCGCTACTTAATATCTGCTCCCTGTAATCATCGAACATTTTAACAAGGTAATCAATCTTTTTTGTCTGTTCAGACATTCCTTGTTTTGTCAATACGTCAATGGATTTTGCCAGGCTTTCGTACTCTTCCCTTGTTTTCTTCAATGTTTCGTGCAATTCTATTAACTTGTCTTTCTGTACATCGGTCAGCTTCTCTTGATCTACTAACTTATCAAGATACTTCTCTAATTCTTTCCCGGTATAGCTTTCAATATTTTTTCGTATTTTTTCGTATTGCTCATTATTTTCTTCCAGGCTTACGGAAAGATTTTCATTATCCGAACCTATTTCTTTTAATTTTTTCTGGTATCTTGACCATTCAGGGTAGAAAGCTTCCAGTAATTGCTTCAGCAATGTATTTTTGATTAATGCTGAATCTGTATCTTCTGTATATTTTTTTAGTTCCTCTTTTGCTCTTGATAGCGCTTCTCTATTAACGTCAGAAGCATCAGCAAACTTCATGAACGCCTTCGTCATATCGTGCGCTTTTGCTGTAGTTTCTTTTGCATCCTTTATTATAAGAGACATTCCTTTATCGTGCAATTTACTAATTCCAGAAAGAATTTTATTCAGCGACCTAATAAACAAATCTACACCTATAGCGACAATTGTAATCTTAACCATCGTCGGAAGCGCTTTAATTTTCGCAGCCAATCCGGCAGTCATACCGGTTGCCGTTTTGATGCTCCCCGTAAACGCACCCATGGCTGATACGCCTTCCAGTCTCAAAACCTTGTAATAAGTTTGCATGCTGGAAAAACCAGCAGACATTGCAGAAAAAAACGGCTGCAACTTATTGGCAAGAAAAACGCTTGCAAGAATAATACCAACCCTGATAAGAACATCGGAAAATTTGATCAATATCGATACGCCTTGCTGAAGCAACTTTCCGAAATCCTGCATAAACACCTGTAACTTAACCCGTGCTTGCTTAAACTCGAACCCAGCCTTATTAACGCCGGTAGTCATTTTTTCAAACGCCTTTGCCCCGGTTCCACCGGCTTCCGTATACATTTTCCCCAATTTTTCCCGGAATACATCGGACTGTTTTCCGGTAAGAGTTAATATAGCATTAAGGGCCTCCTTCCTGACAATAAGTCTTCCAAGGGCCGTGCTTGTTCCGTCCGTAGATCCGACAATTTTCCGAAACGCTCCAACCAGGCCAAGCTCCTTGACCATCGCCTCACCGCTGGAATACCCCAATTCCCCCATCAATTTTTTCAGATTTGTGGTTGGCTTAATGATCGCTCCCATCGCGCTTGCTAACTGTGTAGTAACTTCGGACGTATTTCCAGTCACCCCGGTTAGGGTTGCATACATAGCATACAACTCTTCTATCTCTCCACCGAGGGCAGAAAAAAGCGGAACGGTACGAGTCATGTTTTGCGCTAATTGCGCAAAACTGGTCTCACCCAATTCGTTAGTCTTAATTCCGAGATCGATTACCTTTTGCGCCATTTCGTCGCTGGTATTTCCGAACGCTTTCATATTAGCAGATAACAGGGAAACAGTTTCGTTAACCTGCGCGCTTCCAGCAGTTGCCCCCTTCATTGCGATTTCTAACTTTTCGCTGGCAAGTGAACTCTCCCCGAAAGCAGAAACAAGCTGCCAGGCCCCGGCCGCCGTGTCTTCTGTGAATTGCCCGGTTTCCACCGAAAGGGAATTAATCGAATTTTCGAGATTGCCTACAGCCAAAGGAGTCGTATCCTTCATCATTACAGTTATTTCAGCCAATTTCTGATTGAATTTATCGGCTTCGTCGAAGGCTTTTCGAAATACAAGAGCAACAGAAGTTATTCCGGCAAGCCTCAAGAAACTTTTTGCTATACCATCAATGCCTTTTGTAGCACTACCACCAAATTTCTTGAAACTCTTCTCTGATTTACTTACCGATGTATTTAATTTTTTTATTTCCCCTGTTGCAGTTTTTACTCCTGTTACTACGCCCTTCGAATCACTACTTATTACAATCTCAATTCTTTGTTCCATTTTATTATTGTTATTATTATTGCTTATTTTCTCTTACTTTTTGGCTTCAATTTTTCATCAAGCTCTTGAGCTATTTTTTCGTATTTCGCTATTAGTGCCATATTTAATATTAACTCATCAAATTCCCCCGGATCGAAATTATTTTCCAGGTAAATTACAGATAGTATTGTACTACCAATAGAAAAATCCATAACAAATTGATTATACAGAATTCCGAAAAAATGAAATGATAAAAGTTGAATTGGAAAAAGTTGTGAGGAGATGCGATCCATCTCCTCACTTATTTTTTTTTCCTGTAATGAATGTCTGTTGTTAAGGCGAAAATCAAGAAATTCCTCTAGTTTTTTTTTTCGCCGAAATGAAAGCTTGACTCAGTCATACACTCTATAATGAATGCAGAAATAGTAATCCTATCTCCCTTTTCGTCCTCCTTAGTTGTTTTTATGTTGCCAGCAAAATCAAGAAAAGCTTCGACGTTTTCCTTTGTGAATTTCAACTCGGTCCCATCCTCATTATAGATGTTTTTCCAGTCCGTTATGGATTCGATCATTTTCTTCTCGTTAGCTTCGACTAACTTGTCTTCATCGCTTACCCATTCCGTCTGATGTGTTTTCTTGTTGATTGTCTTGTAGTGGTACTCCTTTCTTAGTTTTTTTTGTTCAGATATAGGAACAAATTTGATTTTCAGCATTATGTTCTTTCCTTTCGTACCTACACCAGGAACCTCAAACCATGTGCCGCTTTTTGAAATTTCGTCTCGCTTTGCTTTTCCTGGCAAAACAAAACCACCAGTATTGTCATTGGTTTTAGTTTCATTTTCGGATAGCTTCAGGAAACTATCCGCATCAGCATTGTTACTGTTTATCATAATTCTCCTTACTGATCTTTTTTTTTGATCAGCTTTTTATTTTTTTTGTCGAAATTGTTTCAATACTTGTTTTATTGGAAGCACCGCTGTAACAACAAAACTAAATTGACGGGTAACCAGTTTGCTCTGTAACAGTGCAATATATATATGCGTTAGGCAACGTATTACTCATTCCGGTTGGGTTACTTTGTGCTTTCATTATTGACAATGTTGCCGTTACCGGTGTTGGAGCCTCAAAATTATAAGTAATCGGATCCATGAAACGCAGAGAAGGAAACTCTAAATAGAATGTATATGGAGTAACACCTGTTATAACATCACCCGTAATCGTTATCGACATTTTTTGCTTTGTTCCTGCCTGGTATTTCGAAAACCAGGCGGCGTTAGTTGTATCTTTCGCTCGAAGCTCCATTGTAATCTGGAATTCCGCCGGGGTATCACCCTCGTATGGCTTTCCCGGATAATTAGTACCGGATTGCTGGGGTGGATTAACGTAACTTCGAGACGGAGAAATACTAATCGAATTAACAACAACTTCATCACCGCTATCAAGCGCATCACCGCTTTCATCGTTCATGAGAATCGTTACCCCGGAATGCTCCATGAGGTCACCAAGGCAGGCGGAAAAACTTGTAAGAGAAACAGAAGTCCAGCCGGATATCGATACTCTATCACCAATCGCATCCACATTGAACTGGTAACCGTTATCGTTTTCCATCGAAAACCCGGTAATTAATGCAGATGGAACCGCCTTATATTCGTCTCCTTCCGTATATGTAACCGTATGCAGAAGATCATCAACACTATCAATCAGGCTATCCCATAGAAAGGAATGCTTATTGACTCCAGCAACTGGAGTATCTGCGTCGTAGGAATATTGCCCGTATACAGTAGCGATAGACTTAATCAGTGCTGGAGAGTCATACCTGGCCTTAACTGAAAACGATAAAGTCTGCTGAAGGAATTCAAGCATGTCGAGGCATGTTGCAATATTCTGGTTAGCAGACTCCATTTCGTTAGTATAGCTATTTCTCTCTCCTGTCGGAGGAGTGAACGAAATTACCTTAACTTCATCATTCGTTGTGGGTTTTGTTGCAGTTCCCCACGACGTAGTCTTTTGCATCCCTATGTATTTATCTCCAACATTTAGCCCTGCCATTTCTTCCCTCCTTTACTTCGACTTTTCTTCTTAGGAAATTTATTTTCTTTATTTTCTAAAATATTAATGTAATCTCGGTGTGGATTTATTGTTCCAACAAAAATATAACCTTTTTCTGCACTATAGGTCCAGTCAGGACTTTGCGCCATTTCTTTATTTGTTATTTTTTTCATGTCTATATCCTATACACTCTTATGACAATACGGTATCGTAATTGATAGCGTAACAAAAAGAAAATCCTGGACATTATCAGCTGGAAGGTGCGCCTTAGCCTGGATCGTTCGCGGGTTCTGTATACTTACATTCCTTATCACATCCGAAATGGATTCAATTTCTGTAGTCATAATTTTTTTATAAGCAGAAGCACGCTGCGAAGTACCAACCAAAGGCAATTCAAAAACGAAAATAAAATCTATGATGAGTGGTATCTCCCAGTTGTGACCTGACATTTCGCTATCTTTCCCGTATAGTATTTGGTAGGAATATGTCTTATCTGAAAAAACTATCCCTGGATCGTCGTCTAATGCAAGTAGATAATCAGATACGGTCCAACCTGCACCAGTCAATGCTGTTTCGTATCTTTCTATAATATCCTTGCTGCTTAGACTCATTTTAGTTACCTTCTTGTTACCTGTAGCAATTAATATGCGAAGTTGCCCTTATGGAATCGACCGTGCTGTCTTCTACGTCGGCATCAAACGCAAACCTTGTACTGTCAAGTTTTCCGACATACTCTTTTTGCGTATCCCTATATAATCCGTACCAATAATTATCATCAGACATCCCTTTTCCCGCCGCCATATCGCGACTTATTAACTCTACCGCTTTCAGCAACACGAGCTTTTTGATTTGCGTTGCATCTATAATGCCTAACGAATACTGCATACTGTACTTATCTCTAAGATCATCTTTGACTTCCAGGAAAGCAGCGTTTATTTTTTCGTATCTTTTTGATGGTTCATGCTTTTCTATTATTTCGTATTGATCGTAGATGTCTTGCAACTTAAGTGGATTGGGGATTATCTGTTTAACAACATGAAAAATAAACGTTAATGTCTGCGTTACATCGGATTGCACTATCGTTATAACAGCACTATTATAAAGTGTTGGATTTTCTATATAGGATGAACTAAGTGTATGGCTAATTAAATTCGACACAATTGTCATAGATTGGTCTTCCAGTAATGCAGTTCCGTCCTGAAGTAGGTAGGTAACTGTAGCAGAACCGGGAACATAAGCACTGTCATCGGCATCGCTATACAACTTTACCTGCAATTCAAAATTTGTGTTGCAGGTAACTTCGTTCTGTATAATTTCAGCTTTTATTCCCATTTTTATTTTTTATTTTTCTGTAGCTTTTTTAGTAACACCAGCCGCAGGCTTTTCGTACGTATATCCTTGTTTCAGTAAGGCCTGAATTATTTGAGGCGGCACTGGTATAGGTTTTCCTTCAGGATCATATATGGTCACCATTGAAGCTCCCCTGACAAAAGCATCGTGATCTTTTTTTAGCATAAACCCGCTTTCAAGCAATTTTTGCAATTGCCACTTCGGTATATACTTATATACAGGTTCTACACCACCAATGCCAGTCCCAGGCTTAACTACCGTAACACCAGTTTTGTCGAGTCGAGATTTTCTTTTTTTCTGATAGTCCTCTTGGGGGAATATAATCATTTCGTGCTTTCCGATTTCATTTGATTCTTTCATGGCTTTTTTATGTATTGCGTCCTGTATAGCCTTATTACTGTTAATAATTTCTGCTATTTCTTCCGGGCTTGCTTTCGAAATCAACTCCGATACGGACATAGACATAGGTTTCGAAGTTTTGTCTTTAGTGTCAATGTCAGTGCCAGCGTCAGCGTCACTATCTCTTTTGTCTTTATTTTTCCCTGTACCTGCAGTTTTAGTCGCTTTGTACATTTTTTTTCTCCAATTATGGAACGAGATGCAATGTAGTAACATCCATCGCGTATTCGTCGTAGTACAACTTAATTCCGTACAGAATCTCCAGTACTATCTGCCATCCCGGCTGCTTTAGATTTGGATTGAAAAAGAATCTCAACCTATAAGTAACGCCGGTCTCTCTATCCATTATCTCTACGAACAAGGTTGACGTTGCCATTTTCGGAACACCAAGCCGCCTCGGAACTATTTGGATGGCACGAGGACTCATAAGAATATTATGGTACAACTTATTATAGCTGGAAGACTGACTGCTCGACACATCAACGTCAATAATATGCCTCCATCTAAGAGCATTAATATTACTTAATTTGAAAATGTTGGCATCCCTTAAAACCTGAGTGGTACCTGCGTAAGATTGGTTTTGGAGGTCCGTATCTGAAGTAAGGTTAAGAAAATCATGTCTGCTCATGAATAAAATCCATGGACCGTAATTATCAAAACTGTTGTACGATATTCTATCTTCCAGGATTGGAAAATGACTCTTATTTATGCCGCCATCTATATTGTAACTATTGCTCATTTCTGTATATAATGCAGCAATATCAGCCTCAAGATAATCAGCGCAAGCTCCACTAGTAGCCCGGATGAAAGAATCCCATTTTTCCTGACTATTGGTTGGTAATAACTGCTCAAGCTCCCTTACAACAAACGGAAAACCAATATATCTATCAATAACAATGCTATCTTTCCCAAGCGTAAATGGCGTCTGATATGTAATGTTATCTGTTGGAGAACTAGTAAAATCTACAGCAGTCGGAGAACCGGTAAGTTTTTCGTATACAATCGTATCGCCAGCATTGGCTACAAGGAAAGACAAGTCCTTCTGCACATAACGGATCATTTGTGCCTGAAATCGGAATGCCTCCCTTATACCAGGCATAATCTGTGTCGGAACTATGCCTAACTGCGTATTACTTCCAGTAGGCCACGAATAATTGTAGTTTACGTCTAATCCACCTGCCATTTTTTTCCCTCCTAATTAGTTAACCTTTCCCAGACCAGCTATATCCATTTGCCCGGTATACATAGACAATAAAGCCGGGTTTTCTCTTATTTCCTTACTTTTCGCGTTAGAATATTGATCTAACGATTCCTTGTTGTTCAATATGTCCGCTAATTCAATCTGAGCGGTTGGCTCTCTTTTGGCTTCCAGGAATGGGAAATCCTTTTTGAGTTGCTTAATTGAATCCTTCTTGACTTCAAGGTTTTCTCCAAAATAATCTCCTAATACCAGAGATTCAGGGAGCTTAGAATCAATGATACCTTGATCAATCTTGTTTTCCTTCAAGTAAGATTTAATGTTGTCGATCTTCGTCCGCTTTGTTTCCCGTTCCTTCAATTCTGCAAGCTCTTTGTCCTTCTCCTCTATCAACTTCGTGTACTCTCCCTGCTCTTTCAACTTGTCTTCTTTTTGTTTCTTTTCTGCATCCTGGTACTTCTTCAATTCCTTTTCTGCTGCCTGTAATCTCTTCATAATTTCGCTGTCACCGTCACTTTTTTCACTTTTTAATTTTTCATCAGTTCCAGTATCAAATCCTGTATTCGTTTCAGTCGCATTAACGCTTTCAGATTTAGTTGTTTTAGTTTCACCTATTTTTTTTACTTTGTCTGCTGTAACTGCTGTAACATTAGCATTTACATCAGAACTTGTAGTTGCAGTTGCAGTGTTGGTATTAGTTGTTTCACCAGCCATCTTTATACCTCCTTAATAATCCTGCTTTTCAACAACGCCTTAACGTAAGTCCTTACTTTCTCAGGGTCCATATAGTTGTGAAAATATCGATTAGCAGTAAGGAAAATATACTTGTTTCTTTTCGTATCGCACCCGTCAAGACGCTGTCCGTTTCGCTGCATAGCGATTTTAAGCCCGTCTCTTTCGCACATGAATTTCCTTCCGTTTTTATCAAAATCTGTACCCATCAGATATATATTTTTCCCGTAAAGCTGAAAACCAATCCAATCCGCTGCCGTAGAAAACACATCAAGACAAATTATACCTGTTATCGATCTTCCCTTCCAGGAAATCACATTTGTTGTCAGAGACGGCAAAAGCTGCTTATAATGCGAGGCATGGACGAAAGAAAAGATAGAATTATAGACAGTATCGATACCGTATGCCTCGATATATCGATCCAATAAATTCTTTCCGGGGGACCGGTTCAAATAAAAAATATTAACGCGCTTCAAATCGAAAGTAAATTTGTTGCCGCTTTCGCTACCACGACCAATTATAGCCGCATCTTTCCGGGTATCGAAAGGAATATTTTTCTTAGAGCAGCCATCTATGAAAAATGTTTCCCTGCCAGTCGCGACATTGAAACTATTTGCGGCGTTAGAAATATGATTCAAAGTTACGTTCATACCGATATAATAATGTTATCATTCGAATCTGTCAACTTGTGCTATTTTTAGCAAAAACAATCTTTTGTTTCCGCAACGGAAATATCCTGAAAACAACGGTTATGAAACGCTATTGATTTTAACTCGATTTATATAAAATTCATAAAAATAAATTTCCCTGACCGCTAACTTTACTCAAATACCGCATCAGCTCTTCTTTTTGCATCTCAATAATTAATATTTCATTTTTTTTCTGCAATCCAAACCATTTTCGTTGCGGCATACGAAACCGGGCGCTACGCCTACCGCTTATCGCTCCAACATGATGCACCCAGGCTTTAACTTTATTTTTCCTTCCTTCAGGAGAGACGATTATGACTGTTTTGTTCCGATCGAAACGCTTATGAAAACGAATACTGTTAATCATATTGCCTGTTTTTTTTAAGTCAACATTGAATTCGTTTTTCTTATGACCAGCCTTATGTATATATTTTGTAGACTTGTATTTCTGGAACTTTTTCCCGTCCATATCTTCGTACCTGGATACTTGCTCTTTAACTTTTTGTATCGCTGTAGATCCAATGCGGTTAGCAAGCGCGCTGTTAACTCCTATGTGTTTCTCCATATCTTGCAGGTATTTTATCCATTCCTTTACGCCGCGAATTCTTATACCGAAATCCTGTTTATATAACAATCTTGCCATTTTCTGTTACCTCCATTTCAATTCCCCCTTCATCCATGAGTTTTTCTGCAATATACTGTCTCTTATGTAATCAGGCACATTTTTTTCTTTCACATAGCGCACAACCTTTCTAAGAAAATCTCTCTTTTGATCCCCGGAAGGAAGCTCGTAGAATATTTCAGGGAGGTTCCAGTTTCTTGTTATCGTTTCGTATTCCAACACTAATTCGTCTACCTGCCTGAAAACTTTCTCCTCGAAAGCAATCGATATTGGAAATTGCGCCCTTCGTTTCGTTAGCTCTAACAGAATTGTCTTTCCTCCTTCGAACGATGTGTCCAGCGCAAAAATGGCGTGCGGAAGAAATACGCACCGACATTTCCCGCCGCATTCCGTGCTCCCATCCCCAGGAGTTACGCCCCAAGCGTAGAAAAGTTGCGGCGGACTTGAGCCCCTGGCCCTGCAAGTCGGACACACCTTACTATCTCCAACATCAATCCAGTCGTACAGGTACTTGTCCCAGTTAGCCATTTCTATTTCAATTCCTTTTTCATGCCATCAACCTGACCGATTTGAGCATTAAGATATATCATGTTTGATACTACACGCCTAACCTTGTTAATAATTTCATTCTCCAATTTCATAACAGCAATATTGGTCCTTGCCCTATTCTGAGAGTAACCATCTCTCAAGTATGTAGAAACCTTAAGATTATACAGCCTGAAAAATCTATCTCTTTCTATGTCAATTTCTTTCATTGCTGAATCGAAAACAAGCTTCCTGGTTAACCTGTACTTTTGCGGATTGCTCTTCCCTGAATCCTTCTTGATATACTTACCAATATCCTTGCTGTCAACTTTACCAATTAATTCTTTAGTTCTTTTTCCGATAAGCACGCCAAACTTGAATCCAAATTCATACGATCTTTCAATATCGCCTCTAATGACAACATATATAATGCTTTTTGCTTTTTTTTTCCTGCTATACTTCAATTCATATTGTATTTTTGCTGTCAATTTTTCCAGTACAGATTTTTCTATAGACTTAACCTTAATTAGATACTCAGTAGTTGTAGTTTTCATTTCAGGTTATTCACTCGCTTTCAACATTTTCAGTGTCACCGAAACCAGTATAATCACCGAAAGTAGCTTCACCAAACAACCTTTGATACTTCTGTATATTTTCTTCAAATTTCACTTCTGCCTCTTCTGCATCTACGGAAGGATTAAATGTCATATAGAACGTTGCACCGTCTATAGTTCCGGTTTTATAACGATGCCAGTAAAATTTCAGCTTTTCCATAGACGATATGAATACTTCAGGCTCTCCGAACGTCGTTTGAATAGTCGTTTCTTCATTAATCTTGTTATTATCGTTCCAATAATTCCACACAGTGCGCACAACTGGAAATAATCTGCGTTCCATCGAAATGAAATCAGGTATCTGTTCTTTCCTCAACTCCGATGACTGTGAATTCTTAAGCTTAAGTGATATCCCGCTTTGAGCTTCGTTAATTTGTTGCGCCGGAATAGTAGCTCCGAAAACGTCAAACACATCTTTCTTGTTATTTTCCCTGTAAGTCTTGAGTGCCTCGAAATCATTCATGAGATCCGCAACATTAACACTCCCACTGCCACCAACAGTTCTTATCTTATGCACTGTTCCAGGCGAAAGATTAATTTTGTCCGGCCACGGATTCCCCACATCCTCTTCACCGATAAGGAAAATTGTCTTGAAACTATTATACCAGTAAGAAAATCTATCAAGAGACTTTTCCATCCCGATATGCAGCATGAGATCAATCAATTCTTGATTGGTAATTGTGTTCCAGAATGTTCTTAGCATCGGTTCCTTGTGGATATCTACAGCAGGAATTATACCGTAATAATTCCTGAAATCGTCTCTCCTGGAACGGCCAGGTACAGCAATCCTTTTATTATCTTGCAATAATATGTAATGCTCCGTGTTAGTCCAGACGATACTATACCTCCCGGACAATTCACCAGGTTTCATTTCTTCAGCTGGAGAATCAACATCTGTATCTATGTATATTTTGATTTTCTCTATAATATTGCGAAAATACTTGTTAACAGTTACTTCGCAGTCAGTCCTGTTAAGCACACGCAGGTATGGCTCATTTTTGACTCCGTTCCAATCAACTAACAAGACGACATCGTTACATAGGTTGTACGTCTTATTAATTTCCCTTCCAATACGAAGCATATCAAGGCCTGCGTACACATCTTCCGCAACATCGTCAATATTATTGGTATTTCTTATCTTGAATTTCCTTTGAGGCGGATCGTCGTATACACGACTAACCTGATCAATTACCTGCCTTACAATATTGCACGTTGTATCCTTCATCCACAATATTTGTGCCTTCGAATTAAGATCAACGATTACATTTTCGATATAATAATCTAACGCATCAGACCAATCTCCGAAGTACATTGCAAGCCTTAATGCAGTTTTTCTTACCTGCCATTGCTGTTCACCTCCGAGAAAATCCACAAAAGAATTAAAAATAATCCGCTCTGCAATACGATCTGATATAGCTGTTCTCTGTCGAAACAATCTACTCATGCATTACCTCCGTTAACTTTTCCTTCTTGACAACGGTTCCTGCCATACAGCCCAATATCTTGCACAATCGGCCGCATGGTCATTTTCCCCGTCCTTAACGTAGCAATTTTTTATAGGCGTTCCCGGCTTCAATTCCGGGTAACGGACGGAAGAAAGTGCAGTAACCGGGTTATTATAATCTCCTTTTCCTTTCCGTTCGCAACGTTTCGAAATTGCAAGCTCTTTTTTTCGAAAAAAATTATCTACCGCCATTATACCTTTCTCTATACTGGAAAACTGTATCTGCTTTGAATAATAGAACCTGACACCAGGAAACGCAGCCTTCAGTTTCCCTATTTCCGTCTTGTATTCATGCGAATTGGCCGCATCTCCGGCAGGATCGCAGTATATAGAAGAGATAACGCTGAAGTTATCTACATCCCAGTCCGAAGCCAACCTATTTCGAATCATCATTATTGCAGTGTCAATCGTTACGTTTTCAGGCATAATATAGTCGAAAACAAAGTCAATCATTTTGTTTTGCAGCGGATCGAAAAGCTTCGATATGAAAAGAAAACAAGGACGCCTAAAACCGAAGTCTATAGCAATAGATATACCAAGAGGAAACACCTTTCTTCCAGCATTGGTAATCATAACCGGATCGGCTATATAGGGGTCCCATACTGAACCCTCCATCATAACAAATTGCCCACCTTTCTGTTGCAATCTATATCTACCACCATAATCCGTATCTAATGCAGAAATGTAATCACTATCGAGATATATGTTTTCGCTCGAATCTATATTATAGAAAATCTTCCTGTTGTTAGCATTCCTTATCTTTGGATCATTTTGAGGATCATCTATGAAAAAATTGTATATATAATCCTTTCCGTTAGGAGTTCCAGTAAGGAACATACACATAGGCCAGTTACTATTATTTTCTTCTTCGGCCCTCCTTAGCCTACCAATCGCCTCTTTGAAGCCTCGATCATTTTGCGCCTTTGACGCTTCATCGATCCAGATCCAGCCCAGGTCAGGTAACCCTGCAATTTGACCGGGATATTTCAGGGATCTTAGGTATACAATCGTTCCACACAGATTAATGTACTTCTGCTTATTCGAAAAATGAATACTGTACTTCTTTCCAAGCTTATTCCATATTTTTCCCGCCGCGCTCAATGTGGAATCGTTAAGGGAAGTATAGTCGCATCCTATAATGCAGCCAGGAGCCCGGAACTTATCAGCGGCGATTAATGCAGCGAATGCCCCAACCGTGGACTTACCTGCTCCGAGCCCGGTGAAAAGACCGACGTAACGGTTATTAGTTCCAGACTTGAAATCGCCATCATGAACGCTGAAAACAGACGATATAAAATCGTATTGATAATAAAGTAGCTCTAACTTGTTTCTATTCGTAATTACAGCACCCATCCCTTTACCTTTGCCATCTCCAAATATCTCTCCCTGATTCCTATCGCTTCCAATTTATCTTTTTCAGTTTCGCTATTATTAATCATACTATCTATCAAGCTGATTGTACTTATTTGCGGCGACATACATGATGTTATTTTGCCTTTCCAGAAATCAGGTATATATATTCCACAATCCATTGGTAATCCCTATATGTATATCTATATTAATCCAAGCCTTATAAGCCAGGAAATGAAACGGCCACACGGAGGTTTCCATTTTTATTTTTTTTTCTTTCATTCCTTCTTAACTCCTTTTTCCTTAACGACAATATATACAGGATTATCCTTCTCTCCTTTTTCGCCCTCTATGACAAGCTTCGATGATGATACAGGCCATCTCAACATGTTTATTGTTGTTATTTTTAGCGCTTCAGGGTTGGGATCAATCTGCTTTTTCTTTATTTCTTTCAATGCGGGGACCCTTTTCACTTCACCGGTTTCCTTATCAACATACTCAACCATTTCATATTTTTTCTCTTCCACCTCCCTCGGAAATGAAAGCTGGAATAGGTTTTCCTTTAATCTTGCGTCCCTGATTTTTCTGTTTTCATTCAGCATATCCCTTATATTGTTGTAGTCAATTTGTTTTTGTAATGTCGTATACGGAACCTGAAAAACTTTCGCAATTTCCTTAAGCGTCCTGCCTTCGCCGCAATACAGCCACATTAGAGCATTTTTTTCCGCTTTAGTGAAAATTTTTTTGGGCTTCATAATTTTTTCCTCTAAATATATTAATAGCATATATCTTCAACTTTTTCAACCGTCACATTTTCTGCAATAACAATTCAATCACGATTTCCACACGTCGTATTTTTCACGGAGGGCATTATTGAGGTCTAATATCTGCATAGTGCTTGACTTAAGAACAATACAGTTAATTATCGTATATAGATTAACAACTTGCTCCCTCTTAATTTTCACCCAATCGGCTAATTTTACCGTTGTAGTTCCATATCCATTTTTAGCTGATATCATTTTTTCTTTTCTTAACTTCAGTAAACATACCCTGATACTACCTTCAGGACAATCACATAAATCAGACAATTCTGAATTAGACGTTACAATATAACCATCATCGTCTAATCTATTTTGTTCTTTTGTCATCTTCAATAGTGAGTCTATAACTTTATATCTAACTGAACCAAAAATTGAAAAATTAAATATATTATTATCACGATTTTTCATTATAGTTTCATCCTGTATCTATCAACAATATTCACTATTTCAGTGAAAAAACTCTTATAGTCTATATCTATTTCCGGTTTTGGATTAGTATCGTCTAAATTTTCATTTCCAGGGTCTTCTGGTAAATTGTATATGTTGCCTATAGATGTATAACCGTCCATACTTCCATTCATAACGGCAACACTATCATTTGCTAATGCATCATGAATAGCTGCCGCACCAACTAGTATAGTACCATACCCATAATACACATATTCATAACACCAGTCATTATTCATAACCCCTCTATGCGATAAGAAATCACTGAACATCCTCACTATTTCATTATACGATATATTCTTACCTCCGCCATCGGAAGATAAGAAAAACTTCCTTCTATGCCTTTGTGCATCCATCATATCGCTGTTTTTCAATACACCAGACAACGACCCATGCACTTCAGCATAACCGCCAGTAATACCGCTAATACCGCCACTATTTTCATCAAAAAAATTCATCTTTTTACGCCACAACACATAATCACCACTACAAAAAAACCCAGCGGGATAATTCCGCATCCATTCCATACCTGAAACTACCTGATTATGCCTGTACCCATTATTCAACAATTTATCACACAACGGTTTTGTTATGTTAAGTATTTTAGATACATCTCCACGAGGTTCATTGAACAAGCAAAAGGAAACAACATTATTGCCGTCCTTGAACGTACTAATAACCTTATCCTCGTAGTAGTTGTGATACTTACTACGGCCGAACAGAGTAACACCGTTGCGGTTGTGTAAAAAAGGTGATTTGATGCGACTTGTCCCCATGTGGCACATATCATACATGCTGTACATGAGCTCAAGCCCATTGCCGTTAATTAACCTTGCCGCTGTAGAAAGGTTCCTGTAAAACAATCCATTAACTTTGTCAAGGTCAAACAATCCAGACTCAATGTCGTAGTACCAGGGTTGGTATAGATACAGCCCATCTCCCATATCTGGTTTCATTTTTTTGTCTACCTGCAAAAAAGGTAGAACCCTCATACCGGTTGCACCGTTAATTTTAGCAATATCGCAAAAATATTGCAACCTTTCTTCGCTAATAGTCCCATCAGCATTAATACAACTCATCTCCGGAAAACATAACGGATGAGATATAAACCAGGTTGAAAAATACAATTTAGCCATAATTATTCTCCTTTTTTTTTCTTAAATGAACTACATGTGCATGTATACCATACACCGCCATTCATTATTTCGCAATACATAGATTCGTCTCTATGCACGCAATAACTACAACAATTATCTATTAAAGCAATATCAATATTTATATCTACGTCCCTATAATTATATTTATTACGTATATACACCAACCATTTATTTTTCATTTTTTTATTTTTTCCGAATCCCTAAAAAAACTATTAGGTAAAATACGATTAACTTTAATAGCAATACTATCAACAAAAACAAAATTGATAGCACAAATACCCCTATCAACATGCATAATAACAGTATATGTATTTTTGTCATACATTATCTTATCACCAAAATAAATTTGATCCGCATTAATATCCCTATATCCGGTTGGTATTTCTATATCATATGACAGTTTATACTTTTTCCCACCTATTGCGCAAGATAAAAACAAATCAAACACAACGCAATACTGTTCTCCTGTCACTTTAAGCATAATAATTACCCCACAACCCCTTCAGTTCTTCAATTTCAGCTTTGGTAACGAAAACATATGATTCAGATCTAACATGATACATTTTATCAGGAATACACATCTTTTAGTCACCAATTTTTATATTAGGCCATATTTTTTTCACTACATCAGTAATTGCTTTCAATGTATTTTCTACATTAAGTCCAGTTGGTACAATAAGAGAGAACGTGTCATCCATGCTGAATAGGCCATTTCCGTACTCAAAGCTAATATCGCCTATAACACCATCCTTCGATATATGCGTTATCTGACACACACAAAACCATAGCCCAACTTGTAGATAAAACCCATCTTCGCTATCGTACCAGCCAATCTTATTGCCATTATCTGCCATAATTGAACTGTCTGAAAAAGTAAGGCCCATAATGAATGGAGTGGAAGTAACAAAAATAAACCTGTTATGTAAACCAGAAACACCAGGTTTATCAGTGTTTATATTTCCTCGATTAACTGCACAAGACCATGATAACAATAACACAAAAATACATACAATGTATAATGCAATCAACACTACATTACGTACCAATTTTAATTTATTCTTATTCATTTTTTTTCTCCTCAAATCAAATCATAACAACAATTTCCATTGTTTTCATATATACAATCACCACCTTTGATAACACAATCCCCACTATCTTCATAGCAACATTTACTATCTTCATTGTCAATTATCGGATCATATTGATCTTCCAGAATATGAACTGCATCTTTCAATAAGCACAATCTATATATAATCAATACAATCATCGCTAAACACAAAAACAACAAAAAAATTACCAGTTCAGCAATCATTCCAGTTCTCCCAAAATCGACATACCATCTTCAATTATCTTCTTGAATTCGTAATTCATCTTGATTACTACATCAGCAAGACCACAACAGTTAACACATGAAGATAGCGACTCCAACACATTAAACATGTTAATGCATCTCTGTATATACACTCTATACAGGACGCATTTCATATCATCAAGTCTTTTTTGTTTTTCGTGTTCAATAATTGTGTTCCTTAGATTAGATATCAATTCATCCCTCATTTTTAGATCTTCACTCAAATCTGATACAGAAGGTGAATTGATCATACTTATACTATCATTAACTGTATCACTACTATCACTAATTTTAATGAAAATAACAGCCGCTCCAAAAATAATCAGAGAGACCAGACCAAAAATAAACAGCTTACTACCTTTAATATATTTCATTTTATTCTCCTTATTTATCATTTAAATGCTTTGTTCTATAATCTTTTCCATCAACAATGCATATTAATGATTTTTCGCACATTCGAGAAAACACCTTCTCTCCATAACGCTGCTTAATTGCAGGGAGAGATAGATTTGAAGTTAATATTATTTTATGATTATGTTTTTCATAAAACTCATATAAAACATTATTGAAAATACTTGATTCTATTTCGGTGCCGATATCATCTATCAGGACAATTTTCCCTCTAAAAAAATTAAAATAAACATCAAACATCTTATTATTGCATATTCCCCTACACCATATTGGTGCAGATAAAATAACATATATTGGATAAGCCCAATCACCAAGCCATTCACAATAATCTACTTTCCCACCGCATCTCTTAAAATCAGCAATCGCATTTCTTATTGCAGCCAGGGCAAGATGTGTCTTACCGACACCAGTCCCACCTAGTATGATCATACTTTTATAGTCATTCTTGTAGAAATTAATTATATTGTTAATATCTACAAGCAATTTTTTTGTATCATATATTTTAACTAATGAAAAGTCAAAATTTAAAAAATCCTTCAACCTATTTTCTTCCCTCTCGTTGTATAGTTTAACCGGGTTCATTTATTTCTCCTTATTTTTTTCACTTAAATGCATCAAAATTATCATTAATGTCACTCACTTCCTTATTACTACATACATTGCTATTACTAACCCTATGCAACAGGGTATCAATTATTAAGCCTCCACTGCTATTTTTTTTCTCCAACATACAAATACTACTTAGTGCATTTTTCCAGAAAGTATCTAGAATGGCATATTGTATCGCAGACTTAATATCACTTATATTATAACCCTTATTGATCAAATTTTCAAGTGTTTTTTTCATTTTTTCAATTTGATCACCGGTTTTCTCCATCCTATCTCTTTCTCTCTTATTTAGTGAACTGATGAAAATGCTGATTATATCATCAATTTCAGCGTTTTTTTCACTTGTTTGTGTTACATTAACTGGGGTTTGTGTTACATTAACTGGGGTTTTTGTTACATTAACTAGAGGTTTCTGTCTCTCTAGAGAGAGTACTTTCCTTTCCTTTCCTATACTATACTTTGTGTCATTAATGTCGACTTTTTCGACATTAACTGGGGTTTTTGTTACATTAACCAGGGTTTTTGTTACATTAACTCCTTTTTCATCCTTTTTTTCTTTCCCGGAAAAATCCTTATTTTCGTTATTGTTACAATAACCAGGGTTATTGTTACAATAACCAGGGTTATTGTTACAATAACTAGTATTAGTGTCTATTTTTGCTATCTTTAATGCTTTTTCCATTTTTATGTTTTCGATCCAGGGAATTTCGATGGAAATCATTCTTTTCGAAATATTTTTCGAATCTTCCGATAAAGAAATATTGTAAATCCACAAATCGTTACATATCAATAGTTTCGATCTCCTCTTGGAATTAATCCAGCGTTTTTGGATACCATTTGAGGTCAAAATTTTGAATCGTAAAAATATTTTCATATCAAAAATGTCGCCTTGAATCGCTGATGATACAACATTTTTGACGTATTTATTTTCCAGGTTATTGGCTTTTGAGAACAGGAGGGATTGTTCTTTGTCCCATAGAATCCAGTATCCATTCGTACTATATATCTCGGACCATATTTTTACAATTACGGCCCATCCGGTTAGTCCGTATTCAGCAGCTATTAGTTGCATTTTCCTATCATCCTTGCAATCGATAGGAAAGTAAGACAAAGAGTTATCTATAGGTCTCGGCATTGTAATTTATGATATTTCGTTTATTATTTCTTCGATTTGTTTTATCAGGTAAATATTACTATTACTAATAAAAACAATATCGTTTAATATTATTTTCTGAAAAACATATGCCGTTAATATTGCATCGTGTAACGCATTATGAGGATTAAGTGTTTTTTGTATATTGTAAATGTATTGTAGATTTTCAAGGTCCATGTCATTCATATCAATATTGTTACTACCACAATATTTCGTTGTTAATAACAGTGAGTTTATATCTATATACCTATGTCTTATAATATCATAAAAGTTACCACCACCACTTCTTATGTTTTTTGAAAAAAAGTTATTGATAAAGTTTATATCAAATTTAACATTCTTACCAACAGCGATAAGCTTTCCATCTTTTTTATAACTTGACATTATTTTATATATTTCTGTTGCAGCTTCTGTAGGCGTTATGAAATTTACGCATTTATCAAAATGATAACAGTTTTCAATATCTATTCCATTTATATTCATCGCTTTTTTGTCAATTCTGCTCCAATTTGTTGGATACATATAATATTCAAACTTATCAACAATCTTATTGTTTACTTCAACTATGCATCCCAAATTAATTACATCGTTTAAAACTGGATCTAAACCAGTTGTCTCTACATCAATATATAGTAAGTTCATTGTAATTTCCTCCTCTTCTTTCTGATATTAATAAATTCTCCACCGCAACTTTTGCATTTCTTAGAGTCAAAATCACGGATGCACCTTTCACATCTTATACGAATTGGTGCACCGTCATCACCTCTATTGGCGCACTCTGATCTGATTTCCTCATACAATGAGCACCAATTGTTGAAATTTTGAGAAAATCTACATAGCTTACTGCATAGGCTAAAATTAAATCTATCTATACTAATTGTTATCGGTATTTCTTTTTTTATTTCCATTTTTATTTACCTCCACCTAATAGTCCTAATAGTCTTTTTTTGTGTATTTCTAAATCTATATCAAGAAGGAAACTGATTTTTTCTGGATTGTCGGCATTTGGTATTTCTTTGAATTCTGTTTCTTCCATCTTTTGTTTAGCAATTTCAAAGAATTCCCTTCTTATGTTATATAGATTGTCTTCAGAAGCATCCTTATATGTGCAGAATAGAGTGCATCCCATTATTGAGTTTTTTGCAATTCCTAAAGGGCATTGGTAGCATGGTGTGTCAGCTTTAAAATAGAAATATCCACATAATGAACATTTGTCTTGACAAAACATTTCGCTTCTGTCTTCTTTTTTATATTTCTCTATTAGTTCATCGAAGCAATAAATTATTACATTTTTCCATGCTTTAATATTATTTATTTCCATTTTTATTTACCTCCAAAATATATTGTTATTAAATATTAAACACACCGTTAGTTATATCCAACATTGTTATAGCAACGGCTAAAGCATCCCATGAATGGTAACAGACGCCAAACGTAGGCCCTGGATCTTTTGTAGTTCCCTTACTTCCTATCCTATCAAGCAGTGCGTCTTTTGTGTTACCCCTAACATTACCTGTAAGGCATATCTTTATGTTTCTTGGATATATAAACAATATATTTTTAAACGATATTTCATTTGAGAGTATATTGTTCCCCATCATATATTCAAGAGACCTAAACAGGTATCCTGCAACAATGGCTGTATCTAAAACGGTTTGAGGTGTTTTTTGACCTCGTGATTCAGGTTTCTCAATTGACATGTATACACTGATATCAATTCTGTATCTATGTGATAATGATTCTTTTTCTCTTAAGTCCCAATAATATCTATTTAATTCGCTTTCCAATATCGGTACTACATCATTGTTATTAACAGCGCCTTTATTCATATTAGCGCTATATATTACCCTATTCATATTAGCGCTATATATTACTGATCCGCTTTTCTTAGGCCCCGGATCAATGCCTATGTACAGATTGTCTTCATATGTTTTCATGTATTCTCCTTTTGTTTCCTAACGGGTGTCATGTAAAATATGTGAAAATTACATGCTACCATGCTACCATGCTACCATATCACATGACACCCGTTAGGACAATTAGAATGATTAGAATGATTATAGATCAAACTCTATGTCTCCAGCATCTTCTTTTTTACCTGTTTTTATTACCTCTTCACTTATTATAGGTTCATCAGATTCAGATTCACTATCGCCATCAGAGCTAAATAGCTGCCTATCGTAAAAAGGCATACTTTCACCAGGTTTGTATCTTTTTGAGTGCAATATCACATGTGGTTCCTTTTCACCAGGTTCAATGTAATCAACAATATGTGTGCCGTCTTTAATTTTCGTAATTGTTACAGAACATAACACTTCAACTAATTTTTTATAGGTACTCATTATTGATTCTAATTTTAATATATCTCCTTCTAAGCTACTTATTTCTCCATCTAATTGTTTTACGTATTCTTTTTTGAACTCCCTCTTACTATTTATCTTGTTTCTATAATCCATAATTTTGCTAATCATATCCATATAATCTTCTTTGTCTAATGGAACGTCGATTTCTCTTGTCTGTTCAGGGAAGTGCATTACGTTAACAATTTCATTGTTCATGTTATTGTTATTGTTGTTGTTATCCACATGAATATCAGAGATGAAATTAGTAACTTCCCCAACAAAATTAGAGAATTCTGGATCAGTAGAAGGTGAATTTCCTCCTTCTACTGCTGCTCCTCCTCCTCCTCCTTCTTCTTCTACCTTTCCGTTAAGATTAACATCGTTTTTATCATTGTTGTTATCTTTTTTTTTCATTAGAATACGTCTCCTTCGTGAGTTACTGTAGGATCAATGTCTTCTTCACTTTGCGCATACTCATCAAATGTTAATTCTTTGTTTTCTAGAATAAACCTTGCGCATTGCCTTGTTTTTGCGTAGTCGTTAGCAATATCAGGGTTTTCTTTTAGTATGTCTATTATCGTATCTATAGTTTTCACTGGTTTCATGACACAATAGTTGAATCCATTGCCTTCCAGGGTTGTTATGTTTAATTCCCTGACAGCCAATGCGTATGGCAATTTGTTTCTATTAAGTAATATAGTGTTAAATGTATATTTATCATCATTTCTTTTTTTGCTTCCGATCGATGTCGGTGGAAGCGTTATTTGATATACGGTACCAGTAAAAATAGACAACAATCCTTCCCTACTCTTTATTTTGTTTATGTCGTCAATGTAAAAACCACATAGACGCATCATATTTTTGCATGCTTTTCCAGTTCCTTCTTTTCCTATCAGGTTCATTGTGTCGAATCTATTATAATCACATTCACTACACCTAAGTGTAGTGCAGATAGATTCATTATTTCCTGTAATGCCGTCGTTGCTGGAACAAATAGGTATCCTTTGATCTTTATCGTCATGCCTTAGATCGCACCCTTCAGGAACCCATAATCCATTGCATAACGTATGATACATTGTTATCCAATATATCGATTTTCCTAACGGTTCATCAAGAGAGGTGTCAATAAATTGCTTAAGATCCTTTGACATATTAATAGGGAAAAGTATTATATCTGACTCATTATTGAGATCAGTTTTTATCTCAAATAACTCCTGAGCTTCAGGAGTTAGTCGAGTAACACTACTACTACTATTACCTTTACTATCTTTTTTATTAGACATATTATTTCTCCTTATTATGTTATTTAGTTTTATTTTTAGCCCTTGTTACTCTTTGTCTTTTTGCCTTTATATTTCAGGTATGTATATTCATTAACATTTATTTTGTAATCTTTAAATATTTCCTCTAGTGATATTGGTATATCGTTTGTTTCATCAAGTTTTTTTGTTTCCTCAATGAAAGAGGTAATTACTCTATTGAATGTACTGGAATTAATCTCTTTAACAATTTTTATTTTATCTAATTCGCCTAAACTATCAAATACATTGACAACAAAGTTTCTAGTTGCTTCTTCTTCTGGATCATTTAAAACACTCTTGGCGATACTATACTTAGTATCGTTTTTGATACTATACTTAATATCTTTATATGTTACTTCACTCATTTCAGCTCCAAAGCTTTCAATGATGGCGTTTTCGAGTTCTCTTGCTTTTTTATATAAGCTTTTAATTTCATCTTCTAACTTCGCTATGCCTTCATTTGTGTTGTTCAGACTATCAAATAAGCTATAGTCAAGTACTCCTGATTTATCATCATTAAATTGATTTAATAAATCATTAGTGTTTTCTGAGTCATTCATATTGTTCTCCTTTTTTTTTAGTTGTTTATTAAATACTATTTAACAGATCGGCAACAGATATGTAATTTCTCATATTGCCTTCTGATTCTATATTTGCATTTACTAAATTCAACATATACTCATCAATCATCCCTTTACATATCATATCAATTACTGTAACATTATTTTTTTGTCCGTATCTATAATTTCTAGCTAACATTTGCCGTCTTGATAACGGCCTAAACGTATGACCGTATACAATACTATATGTAGCTTCAATAATAGTTAGCCCTTCAGCAATAAGACTTGAGTTAGATATTAAGCATTTCTTATTTTTATTTGCCTTAAATTCATCTATAACATCAGTTCTTTCTTTAAGCTTATAATTAGACTTAATTATGCTAAAGTCTATACCTTTTTCGTTCAGGAAGTTCTCTATCATGTATGATTCGTATATCAACTCGGTAAATATTATAGACTTATTATCTCCTATTTCTTCTAACAAATTAATTAAGTCAAGTAATTTGAATCTGGATACATATTCTACTCTATATTTTATATCAACCTTTTTATCTTTATTGTTATTATTATTATAAAGGAACCCTGAACACAACTGACTTAGCTTTGTTATTTTTGAGCTTCCTGTATTAATATTTATATTTACTATCCCTTCTCTTCTTAGTTCTTCCTTTAGTTCTTCCTTTACATTTCTATATATGGATAGAGTCTTATTATCGATTGATACATATCTTTTTTCGTATATCCGCTCAGGCAAATCAAGGCACTCTGATTTTTTTAGCGATGACGAATATAAGCTTATTTTCTTATATAAGTCTTCTCTTAATTCATTTTTAAGTATATACTTCTTTAACATTAATTTTTTCTTATTATTTTTTGGAGTTATCCAAATCCCAGTGTTAACGCTTCTGAAATACCTACCGGAAAAATTATAATAATTATCTCCGAAAATATGCTTATTAATTATTTTGGCCTGCGAAAAAAGGTTGAGTTCTGAATTGGAAAAGCTTGTTCCAGTCAATCCGTATACATAATTGCATTTTTTTGATATTTCTATTGCGCTTTTAGTTCGACTTGCTGATATGTTTTTTACATAGTGTATTTCGTCAAACACTATGGCCTTGAAATTTATATCCATTAACATTGCTTTATCTGTTGTTAATAGATCGTAATTTATTATATATATCTTTCTGTCAAGGCAAAACTGCTTCTCTCTTTGTTTTTTTGTTCCCTCAATCATTATTATATCATCATGTTCTTTATACAGTGAATATTTCTTAAGCTCTATAGGCCAAACTGGCTTTACGTTTTTTGGGCAGACAACCAATATTTTATAGTTATGCCTATTGGTATATTCGCATTTATGAAATTTGTTATAAATCGCATCAACAATAATTCGAGTTTTGCATGTTCCAGTATCGAAATACAGACACCAGCCAGTGTCAAGACTTATAAGCGCATTGGTAAATATAACCTGATGTGATAACGGTTTGTATGGGTATATCTTTGTTACATAGTTTATTTTATTATTTATGGTATTGCTTGTCATTATTTTTTTGTATAAACAATCAATAATATCTTTAATTATACGCTGTGCATTGTCATTTCTAAGGGCCATTAATGCATGCATGTTATCGTAGGTAACATTAATTTCCCATATGCCATTTTTAAATCGTTTGCCATCTATAAGTGATCTTATAACATTAATGTTGTGTCTTAATACATTAGCGTTTTCCCTATCAAGTAAAATATATAGCTTGTTTTCTTTTTCTATTTTATTTGTTATTATTTTCATTAATAATCCTACTAATCTATTAGTCAATTGCTCTAATACGTCTTTCTCCGAGTGGGTCCATGCCAATTATATGCTCATTTAATTTATCTTCATTACTAAAATCAACCATTTCTGATATGGAATTAGCTATCAATATTAGGTTTTCGTCACAAATATTATATCCTCTTTTTATATATTTTATCATTCTCTTTAGGCTTGACAGTGGATATTCTGTATTATTTGTATATACGAGTATCCTTCCAGCAAGGTGTCTGAAAAAATCTATATTAATTAATATATCTGAACATACTATCCTATTGTCTGTATAATTGTATTGCTCATTACTACTGTTGCCATTGACGACAACACCACATTGGCATATAGTAAAATCAAACTCAGATAACAGGGAAGTCATGAGTAATGTATTGTTTATTTTTGTTGTACCCACTTGGTCTCTATAAAAATCTCTATAAAAATTTTCATACTCACTTAAATGGTTGGCTATCTTCATAAACTGTAATACTCTTTTGCCTTTCCTATATGTAAAGGCTGTATCAGATTCATATGCAAAATCACAATCATTAGCTAATAATATATTTTCAAAATAATTCAAGTGGTTGCCGACCATATTGATATCAGTTAGGTAGATATCAATATCATTTATCTCTTTTCCAGAGAAAAAACTCCTGATAAATCCGCCAGCTACAATTATATCAAACTTGATGTGCGACAATACATCGCCGCAATAGCTTGTTATGCTTGTTATTAATTCTTTTGGTGTATTCATTAAAATAAATCGATCAGTATAATCATTTGCTATACCGATCGACATGTTATTATTGTTATTCATTTTT